TTCCGTCCGCTTCCATCCCCACCATTTGCGCTCGTATGGTATCGCAAATATTGCCATGATTTGATGTAGATTGTCGATGACCTTCTCGGAGTCTCGGAGCAGATGCTGGAGAGTGATATATTGTCCTCCGTTCAGCTTATAGACATCTGAGACGATTCTGTACTTCTTGCCATTCAGCATGAACTTTCTCGTGAGCTTGTTCTCCATTGGCTCAGAGATGAACTCCAGCACCTTCATGATCTTCGCGTAACTCTTCAGCGAAAGCTGGGCCACATCAGCCAAGTCCATTCCGCTAAGTATCGCGATCATCTCTGTGTTCTTCTGATACAGGTCAGCCTCCTCATCCTTGAGCAGAGCCTGTATTGCTTGGAACTGCTTGAGCGTGACCTGAGTCCAATCCTTTGGAAGTTCAATCTTCATCTTCTTGTAAATAGATTATGTTCAAAATTGTAGTTTATCGGATGGAATACTTGCCAGCGTTGACATTCATCTTCTCCATTGCAACATATCTCAGAGCATCGAGAGCGTGATTGTTGTCATCCTCCGGAACATTGATGGCTTGGTTCGTTCTGTGATCTCGCTTCCAGGAGTAAGCCTTGAGCTCTCTGATCACATTCAGCGAGTCCTTGTGAACCATAATCTGAACGCTCTTGAGCTTGTCGATTCCTGACCTGACCGAATCAGTTCCCTTCTTGACTCCTCTGATTCGGAAGCCGAACCTCCTCAGCTCCTCGATTGACTTAGGCTCTGCCGAGTCTGCTACTATCTCATCGCTCCTCTGAAGGCCGCACTTCTTGGCAATGTCTGCGTTGGTCAGTCCTGTCTCATAGATAAGCTCCCGAACCCATAGCTTGCCTCCGTTGTAAACCACCTCAACGAGAGCAGTTGGATCATGAGTGAAGCCCCAATCGAGTCCGAAGCATCTCCACTTCCATCCTGTCGGCCATTGGTCAGCCTCCTTCCAATTCGTGTAAATTGCTCCTTCTCTCCTGGAGCGTTGTCCGAGGCCGTAAACCTTCCACTTGAAGTCATCAGCAGTTCCGAGATTGATATTGGAAGCCGTTGGTTCGTAGCTGAGAATCTTGGCTCTGATATGGTCCGGAAGGTATGGATTGTCGAGCTGCGTTGAATGGATGTACTTCACATCATCCCTCCTGAGAACTGAGTCGAATATCCAATGTTCATCCGTGCTCGGATTGTAATCAAGTAGCCACTTACCTGTGCATCTCTGCTCTAATTGGTCGAAGTCATCTCTGCTGGTTTCAATGGCCTCATTCAACCAAAAGTAATCAGCCTCGATACCGTGTAGCTTCTGAGAATCATCAAGGCCGTAGAACTCGTAGGTCGAGCCATTCAGCGAGTATATCAGTTCCGTCTTGTTGAACCTCTCCTCCTCCCATAAGTCGAGCGATTTGCAGACCTTGATAAATGTATCAAGAACCGTTGGCTTGATCCATGTCCTTCTGAATCGAGCAATGATAATACGCGCTGGACTTTGATGCCCAAGCGTGAGAAGTGCCTGACAGATACTCCACGTTTTCGAGGAACGCGAACCTCCCTCACAGACAACTCCCCTTGTTTCGTTATCATTAATCCCGTCCCATATCTCAGAGAATACTCGAGTGCATTCAAGGTCAACTATCTTCTTTTCGTGGATCATTGATGGTTATTCTGAACTCAGACGGAGCTCCATCGTTTATCGTCTGCTCAACCTCCTCCTTCGGCTTGCCGTACACCCTATCGAAGAGCACGTCTAAGATATGAATTGAACCCTTCTCGAAGTCTCTCTGTGCTTTCTTGGCTATTAGAGCAATCCAAAAGGGAAGCTCCTCATTCTGAGCCATCTCAACCAGCTCCTTCCGAGTCTTTCCGAGGATGTTCTTGATGATGTCCTGACTCTGTGATTTTGAGAGCTTGAGATTGTGCTCCTCCAGGAAGTGCTCCTTAATCAGATTCTCAATCTTCTTTGGCCTTCCTTTCGGGTTGCCGCTTTCGCCTTTCTTCCACTTTTTCAAGTTCTCAGGTGTTCCGCCTTCGTTCATTGTTCAACCGTTGTTTTGCCGCATACTTCGCAGATGATGCTCTCCTTCGTTTTTGATTGAACTTCCTCCTCTTCCTCTTGCTCCCAATTCACAGGAGTATCCATACCCCACTCCTGGAGCTCTTCCTCGTTCCATTCATTTGCAAGCATATCCCAATCCCATTCGCCATAGCCAAGATTGTCCTTGATGATGAACTCCCTTTGCTTCTCTTCTGACCAATCCACTTGGATAACAGGGCATTCAGTCCAGCCGGCCTCAATCATTGCCTTGAGTCGCATATTGCCACCAAGAGCTTCCATCCTCTGATTGACTACAAGAGGCCGCGCTCCGATCATCTCCGGAAAGTCCTTCAGAGACTTGACCAGCTTCTCGAACTTTTCGTCTCTGATATACCTCGGATTCTCAGGATTGTTCCTGATCTCCGTCAGCTTTCTTATTTCGCTTTTCATTGTAATCCTTTAGTGCTTCGTTTGCCGTATATCCTGATCCTTTCAAACATGGCTCTCCGTTCCAATAATGATTTGAGTCATCTCGATTAAACGCATACCATCTTCCATCGTAGATGTTGTACGTAGTGTAGATGCCGTACTTCCAATCGCTCATTTCCGCTTCTTTGGTTGGTTGTCCTCGTTCCATCTGAGCAACTGAGCAGCCATCAACTGAGCCGACCTTCCGCAAGTGAAGCAGACCGTTGAGCTCTTGTGTCCAATAGCCTGATAAATTTCAATGTATCTCTGCTGCTCCTCTCTCGTGATGCGGCCTGAGAATCTGTTCTGAGCCATTCGCTCCAGCTCCTCCCTCTTCTCCTTGATGAACTTCCTGATGTGTTGCTTGGTCATATCCAATTCTGCTTATAAATGATTCGCTCGCAGAGGACTGCGATACAGGCCGTCTGAAATCCAATCAGCAGACCTCCGGAACAGAGTCCAAGAATCAGCCCTGTCCAAAACGACAGGCAGAGCGGACAATCCAAAGGCTTCAAGCCGAAGCTCTCAGGAAGATTCAGAAGAGCCTTGATCTTTAGATCCATCATCAGAACCTCCACGAAAATAAGGGAGGCCACTGCTGCGGATAATGCGTTCAATAGTATGCTCATAATAGTCATGTCTTAGATTGTCGATTGTTTTCTTGACGGTATTGCCTACCGATTTGAATGGGATTCCTGTTACCTTCTCAACCTTTCGGTAGCTGCCCTCCTTCAGATAGAGCTTCAACATATCACGGTCATACCAATGATAGTCCTCAAGAATCTCCTCCAGGAGAGAGATGTCTGCTTCCTTGTCGAAGTCATAGCCTTCCTCCTCCGGAATATCTTTGAGCCTCGGCCTCGGCTGATGGAGTTCGTACTTCCGAGCGAAAGTGCTCCTGGAGCTTGTTGCCATGTTCATCATGGTTCTGACCACATACCAACGGAGATAGCCTCCCTCGTTGATGGTCTCCCACTTCTCTTGATCCATCTCCAGGAGCAGAAGAGCCACCTCTTGAATCAGATCGTCAGAATGACCTCCGGCAATCTTAATTGCCAGCGATTGGAGACTCTCATCTCCGAGTAGATCAATGACCGCCTTCTCCTTCACTCTCCAAAGAGAACGAAAGCAAGCGAGCCGAGCATTAAAATTGCCAATAAACTTATCAACAACGCATTGAGTAGAACTCTCAGCCTATCTCCTCTCCTGACCGCTTCCATTTGATCAGGATGGGCATTCATCAGCTTCATCTTGATCTCTTGCATCAGCAGAGCCTCATCCTCATCCTCGAAGGCATAAGTGCTGAATGATAATGCTCTAAGCAATAGAGCTGCTTCCTTTCGTGTCATCTTATTTGGGTAGTTCAACTAACTTGTAAGTCTTACCATCAATTTCAACAACCTTACCTTCACAGGATTTCTTTGGTCTGTTGTTTTCAATGTATCCATTTGAAGTCTCATAATAGATTTGGTTACCATTGGAATCGTATTCACTTTTAGTCCAATATCCACTTGAAGTCTCATAATAGATTAGATTACCGTTAGAATCATAAAGGCATAATGCGCCTTTCTCAAAGTCGTGTTTCAATTGTTCTGCTATTGTCATCTTATTTGTTTTGGTTGATTAACTCATTCAACGATTCAATAGCTGCGTTTCGGGCTTCTTGGCGAGTTGTATATTCTGCTATTGTTGCTCTACCCCAAAACGAAGCGGCTTTCTTTTCTGTAATCCTGTAATCGAAGTGCACATCTGGATAATCGGCCTCTGAAAACACTTCAACATTTATTCCCAAACTATCAGCCCAATCCTGATAGGCTCCCCACTGCATAGAGTTGGGCATTTTATAGAACAGGTTAAGTGCTTTGAACGCCTGCGCGTGTTCGCTGGCTTGATAGGCTGAGGTGAGCCAATTGTCGAACTGCTCTTTTGCTTTCCCTGTAAGTCTCATCTTATTTGTTTTGATACTTGCGTTTGAAATGAATTGCCATCACCGCGTAATCGAGATGATGCTGCTCCAGCTTGTGTTTCTGATTTCCCTTTGATGTCAATGACGGAAGTCTGCTCAGATAAGCTCTTGCGATTTCGTGAACCTCATCCTTGTCCTCCGGAGTTACGTTCAGCGTTCCTTGATCCGTTGCGTATGATCTTGCGTATTTGTAAGGCCATCCGTACTCAGGCATTCTCCCATTTATCGAAAACCAATTATCCAGGAGCTGGTAGTAAGAGTGATTCTTGCCATCAACTCCTGTGAACTTCTCAATCATTGGCCTGTTAAAGTCAATCGGCTCAGGTCGTTTCTTGAGCTCTCTCCGATGCTTCTGCCATGCCGAGAGGATTGTTCCCCACCATCCAACTGATTGCTTCGAGATGTACGCGACATCCTTTGAAGTTTCCAACTTCTCAGCGAGCACCATCTTGACTGCCTTGCCAAGCTCTTCAGTTGGAATCGTTCCGAACTCCGAGATCAGGAAGTCAATGACGCTGACCTTCTGCACCTGAGTTAATGGAGGAGCATCAATGTACGCACTTACCTTGTCGAGTTGAGTAGCGATTTCAGAAGCTACCGAGTCCCTCAATTTTGTCGAGCTCCTTATTTGCTCCGCTTGCGATGTTTACAAGTGCTTGTTCTGCTCTTGTCTTTTTTCCATTGTCTTTGTCTTTTGGTTCAAATATACCTGACCAGCCGTTTTCCATACTCTGAACGAGCATCTGTTCAGCCGTTCTCGCATCGTACTTGTTCAGCTTGCTGATCATTCTGCTGATAGCGATTTTGGTCATTGGCTTCTTGAGCTGCTTTCGATGTTGAATGAACTCCTGAAATACTTGAGCAAGAGAATCATCCAGCAGCGAATGCTGCTCTATTATATCTATTACTTTATCTCTATCTGTATCTGTTACACTATCACTATCTGTATCTCTATCAGGTTTTTTGGGTTCTGAATTAACCTGCTGGGTTTTTTGGGTTTTCGGTCTGCCTCCTTTTGCTCCATTCATCCGACTCCTCTCAGCTCGTTCCTCGTACTTCCGAAGATCGCGCTTGAGTGATTGCTTAATCGGTATGAAACACATCTGAGTTATCCTATCAGGAGGCTCAGGGTTTTGATCGTTTACGTATCTGAGCAGATGCTTGATGAGCTTTCCAGCCTCTTCATCTGTGAGCTCCTCGAATGATTCGAGCCAATCGCAGTATGCGACAAATGCTTTCTTGTCTTTAGCCATAATTGAAAAAAGGAGGCCGAGCTGACAACTCGGAACTCAACGAGCCGACAAGGTAGCTGCGTGTCGAGTTACTTCCTCCTGATGTTGTTTGTGATTTCATTCCTTGTCCTTCTGAGCAGTTGTCAAGTGCTCAATAGTAAGTAGCAAAGATAGGATTTTGTCCCGATCAATACCGAAGATTGACCTTCATCCTTCGCTTGTAGTTGTATATCTCCTCAATTAGTGAGATGTACTGCTCCCGATCCTTGCAATCTGTCAGAGCTGAAGGCTGGAGCTTGACCTTCTGCAAGAACTCTGTGAACTCAAACTGCTCCTTGTCCATCAAGTCCAGGAGAGCGTAGATAAAAGCTCTTCTCTTGTAGCCTTTGTATATGCCTTTGAACAGACTGATCTTGTCAGCCTTCGCTCTTGCTTCTCGCAAGTGAGTGATTCGGAACTTCCCTCTCCGGAACTTGTCGATGACTTTGCCATTGCCTGAGTTGTAGCCTGTCAGCATTGACATGGTTTCATTGTGTCCGAAGTCGTATCGTTCCTTGAACTCCTTGTACTTCTGATATTCTCTGTTTCCGAGATTGCAGTATCCTTCGAGATAGTCATCAGAGTTCCAATTCTTGGAGTTCCGGTTGAGTATCTGAATTTCGTTCAGTCCGTAGCCTTTGCAGACCACATACCTAACAGGAAGGCCAAGCTCCTTGATTGCCGTGAACCTATGCTGGCCGTCAATAATCTCGTGGTTCTCGTTTACCGTTATCACCGTGAAAAGATAGTTCTCCTTGATTGACTCCTTGAGCCTCCTCAGATGGAGCTTGTTGATGTTTCGATTTCCGTCCAACGTTTTGAAGGTCGAGTAATCTCTTGAAGTGTGAACTTGGCTCGTTGCCATTGGTTCGTTGTTGTGATTTATCATCACTTATTGAATTTAAAATTTGCCTACTCTGAAAGGTTTTCAGCTTCCCCTATCGCTTTAAATAATTCATAAGCCACTTGCGGAACTATCGCGTTTCCGTAGGCTTTGATTGACTCGTTTCTCCATTTAGGAAAGGTAATTCCGTCCAGCCTTTCGGGAAGCCCATCATCTCCGCCACAAATCGGGGATTCAGTTGGGAACTCTTGCCAGCTTGACTGAATGAATCGGGAAGAGAATTGTTCTCCTTCCTCCCTGATTCTTGGAGTGCTTCCTTGCTCCTCGCTCCTTTGTAATCTCTCGATGCTGGAGTCGGTAGCATTCCCTTCATCATCACCCCTGGAAGATCGTGAGCTTCTCCCTTGTAGCTCCGACCTTGTGCTCCTTTCCAATCTCTGCTCTGTGGAGTAGGCAACAAACCAGCATCTGTCTCTCCTATGGGGAGCATCTTTGGCACAAGCTGGAATAATGAACGTCTGTA